GACTCCGAGACGGTGGACAAGCTCGAGAACGCGCTGGGCTTCGGCGGGCTGATGAAGTTCTTCGCCGAGATCGGCGCCCGGATGGGCGAGGACAAGATGGTCTCGGGGACGACGAGCGGGTCGTTCAACGGCGCCATGACGCCCGAGCAGGCGAGGACGGAGATCCAGCGCCTGCGCGGCGACAGCGAGTTCGTCCGGCGCTACGTCGCCGGCGACGCCGACTCCAGGATGAAGATGGAGAGGCTCCACCGCTGGGCGTTTGGCGACCAGCCGGTGGCTTGACAGCTTCGCAACATGATGTGAGGATCACATGGACCCGGAGCAGATCCGGCTGGAGTGCCTCAAACTCGTAAACCGGCACGATTGGACCGCCGACATGGTGGTCGACCGAGCCAAGGTCTTCGAGCGGTACATCCAGGAAAGCCAGGCGCCGGCGAAAGCCGGCCGCCCGACAAAGGCGATCAACCCTTTGGCATAAGGGCCGCCGGGCAGCCGGGAGAGACCGGCACCCTGCCCGGGTAGGGCATGAAGACGGCCCCCGACTGGGACAAGCCCTTCGGAAACGAAGTGTCCAACCCCAACGAGGATCATCCTCATGTCCATCAATCTCCCGACGTTCTACGTCCAGCAGTACGCCACCAACATCCAGCTTCTGCTCCAGCAGAAGGGCTCCAAGCTCCGTGACAAGGTCACGGTCGGCTCCTACATCGGCAAGGCCGCGTCGCCTGTCGAGCAGGTCGGCGCCGTCGCCATGCAGCCGGTCACGTCGCGCTTCGCCCCGATGGGCCGCGTGGACGCCCCGACCGACCGCCGCTGGGTGTACCCGAGCGACTTCGACCTCCCGCAGCTGATCGACAGCTTCGACAAGCTGCGCCTCCTGGTCGATCCCGCGTCGTCCTACGTCCAGTCGGCGGTGTACGCCGCCGGCCGCCAGATGGACGACCTCATCATCTCGGCGTTCTTCGGCGATGCGAAGACGGGCGAGACCGGCGCGACGACGACGTCGTTCGGCGCGACCGTGACGACCTCGGGCGGCCGCAACGTCGCGGTGGCCCATGGCGCCGCGGCGGCGTCCGGCCTGACGGTCGCGAAGCTCCGCGAGGCGAAGAAGCGCCTCATGGCGTCGCAGGTCGACATCGAGAACGACCCGCTCTGCGCCATCGTGACGGCGGCCCAGCACGACAACCTGCTGGCCGAGGCCCAGGTCATCAGCACGGACTTCAACGAGCGTCCGGTGCTGGTGGACGGCAAGGTCACGCGCTTCCTCGGCATCGACATCGTCCACTGCGAGCGCCTGGCGACCGGCACCGACGACGCGGCCGGCACGTCGCGCGCGATCCCGATCTTCGCGAAGAGCGGGATGCACCTGGCGATGTGGAACGACCTCACCACCGACATCACGCAGCGCAAGGACCTCCAGGGCCTCCCCTGGCAGGCCTACGTCTACATGACGGCCGGTGCCACCCGCCTCGAGGAGAACAAGGTGGTTCGCGTGTGGTGCCGCGAGTAATCGCGGCACTTCCCGTCCCCCTCTGAAGAAGGAACTTTCTCATGCCTGTCGTCACCACGAAGTCCGCCGCGATCACCAATCGCGACGCCACGCCCAAGGTCATCAACAACGCCCGCGTCACCGGGGGCCCTGTCCTCCGCGCCTCGGGCATCGTGTCCGCCGTCAACGCCGACTCCATCGCGTCGAAGTACATCTTCTGCTCGGTGCCGTCGAACGCGGTGGTCTCGAGCGTCAAGGTGTCCTGCCCGGACATCGGGACCACGGCCGCGATGGACCTCGGCATCTACCGCACGACCGCCGATGGCGGCGCGGTGGTCGACGCCGACCACTTCGCCTCGGCCGTGTCCCTGAGCGGCGGCGCGCTCAACAAGAGCGAGGTCGTCAACGAGGCCGGCGTCTACACCGTCGACGAGATGGAGCAGCCGCTGTGGCAGGCGCTGGGCCTCTCCGCGGATCCGGCCGTCATGTACGACGTCGTCGGCACCCTCACGGCGGCGGCCGACGCCGGCGGCGCGATCCTGGTCGAGGTCGAGTACACGATCTGACGAACCCGGGGAGGGGCCTTCCGGGCCTCTCCCCATCTTCCTGAGAGGACAACCGCATGGCGACCCGTCGCTACGGCATCAGCAAGGGCGAGACCGAGTTCCAGATCACCGAGGCTGTCGGCGCCGCGACGTCGGCCGACAACGTCGAGGTGACCGTCGATTTCGACGCGCCCGTGGGCAAGACGATCACGAAGTCGGAGGTCGTCCAGGCCCTCGACATGATCAAGAACCACATCCTCAAGGGCAACTGGCCGCCGGCCTGATAGGAGGGCCGCATGGCCGTCTACGTCACCGAGCACCCGCTTCCGCGCGTCTTCACCGGCAACCCGCTGCCGGTGGTGGAGCTCCCGCCGCTGGCGACGCAGAAGCTGACGAACGGCGCGGCATCGGTCCAGTCGAGCGCCTTCAACTCGGCCACCCGGATGATCGGGGTCCACACCGACGCGATCATCTCGATCGCCGTGGGCGTCAACCCGACCGCCGCGGTGACCGACAAGCGCATGGCCGCCAACACGACGGAGTACTTCTTCGTCGAGGCCGGCCAGCGCATCGCCGTCATCAACAACACCTGATGGTGCGCCCATGATGATCGCCCCGCCGCCCGTCACCGAGCTCAACACCGTGTCCGCGCTCCTGGCCGTGATCGCGGACCCCAAGAAGTCCGCCGAGGCGCTGGCCGGCATAAAGGCCGCGACGGCCGAGTACGTCGCTGCCGGCGCGAAGGCCACGGAGGACCGGGCCGCCGCCGAGAAGGCGCTGGCCGAGGCCCGGGACCTCGCGGCCGCGAACGAGGCGAGCGCCGCGCGCTTGGCCTCCGAGACCGCAGCTGCGGTCGCCAAGGCGCGGGCGGTGGCCGCCAAGGAGAAGGAACTGCTGGAGGCAGCGCGCGAGGCCGCCAATGCCCGCGAGACGCTCGAGGCCGAGCTCTCTGCGCGCGAGGACGCCGTGGCGCGCCGTGAGGCGGCCGCTGCGGAGCGCGAGGCGCAGGCCGCCGACGCGCGCCGCGTCGCGGACGCCATGGTGGCCGAGTACGGAGAGAAGCTGGCGAAGCTGCGCGCCCTGGCGGGTTAAGCCATGGCCGACAACGTCACGGCGAACCCCGGCTCTGGCGGCGCGACGTTCGCCGCTGACGACGTCGGCGGGGTCCTGTTCCCCTACGCGAAGCTCGACATCGGTGGCGACGGCGCGTCGTCTCCGGTGTCGGCCAGCAACCCGCTGCCGGTGTCCGGCCCGCTCACCGACACGCAGTTGCGCGCGGATGCGGTGCCGGTCGCTGGCGCCGGCGAGCTGATCGAGACGCTTGAGGCGATCCGCATGGCGATGCAGTCGCTGACCCGCGCCGCGGGCCTGCTGACGGTCGACACGAGCGGCCGCGTCCGAATGCTGCTCGACGCGATCACCGCTTCGCTGACGCTGGCGACGATCACCACGGTGACGACGGTGACGACGGTCTCGACCGTCACCAACCAGGCGCAGATGGGCGGCTTTGCCGCGCAGGACCAGATCCCGGCGCTGATGCATCTCCAGGCGGACAACCTCCGTCGCAACATCTCGGTGACCTAATGGCGACCACGAACGGAAACCGGAAGATCCTCGACCTCAAGCGATGGGAGATGGTGACGCCCGCGCCGCAGGCGACTGCCGCCGCGCACTTCATCGTGTCGTCGCGCCACTACCGGCAGCAGCAGTTGCTGGTGTCCTCGGCCAGCGTGGCGCACCTCTACAACCCCAACGAGGACGGCTGGGTGCAGGTGCCATCGCCCGGCCTCGCCGGCACCTTCGGCGCCGGCTCCTGCGGCGTGGCTGGTGCGTTCTCGACCGGCGCCACGGCGGGCGCGTCGTCGCTGACCGCGACGGCCGGGTCGACCACTTCGATCACGACGAACCAGACGCTGGCCCGCGACCTACGCGGCTACAGCGTGCTGTTCACCGGCGGGACCAACGCGGGCAAGCTCAAGACCATTGCCAGCAACACCATCGGCGCGAACGCCGTGATCACATTCACGGGCGCAGAGGCCGTGGCGTTCGACGCGACGTCGCAGTACCGGCTCAAGACGCCCGTGTTCTTCGTGCTGAACGCAGGCACGATCGCAAGCGGCAGCTTCAAGCGGTACGACTTCGCGACCAACACCTGGGTGACGCTTGTCAACACCGGCCTGGCCGCGACGTGGGGCACGGACGGACGCCTCGTGTCGACGCCGGCGTGGCTCGACAGCGGGTTCAAGTCGTTCGCCACCGGCACGGCGACCGCGGGCGCGGCGACCACGCTGACCAACAGCGCGAAAGCGTGGGCGACGAACCAGTGGGCGAACTCGCAGGTCCGCATCACCGCGGGGACCGGCGCGGGCCAGATCCGCACGGTGGCATCCAACACCGGAACGGTGATCACCGTTTCAAGCGCCTGGACGACGACGCCGGACGCAACCTCGCAATACTCGATCGAGGGGAACGACGACTACGTCTACGCGATGGGGAACGGTGCGGTCGCGATGTACCGCTACAGCATCAGCGCGAACACCTGGACGACGCTCGCCCCCGGTGTGGCGCGCGGCGGCGCGCCGAGCTCGGGAATGTCGGGACACTGGATCCACAGCGTATCGGCCGCGGACTGGAACAGCGAGAACGCGATCCAGAATGGACGCTACATCTACTCGTTCCGAGGCGCTGGCGGCGTTCTCCTCGACCGCTACGACATCGCGGCGAATAGCTGGGCTGCCATGACATACAGCCCTGCGGTTGAGACGTTCAACGTCGGGACGAAGTGGGCGTACCGCAAGGACGCGATCTACATCCACATGGACGCGACGGGTCGCTGGTTCCGCTACGACATCGCGCAGGCATCGATGGATGGGTGGGGCACGATGCTCTATCCAAACGGCGCTGCGGTTCTGGGCGACACCGCGTTCGACGTGACCTACAAGGACGGCGCGACCGAGATCGACTACATCTACATGGTGCTGAACACCAGCGCCGTTCATCTTCGGCAGATGGTGATCTGACCATGACGATCTCGGATCTCATCGCGCTAGCCACGGCGCGGCTCGCCAACCTCCAATCGCTCCGCACGTCCGCGGCTTCGCTGGGCGACGTCGAGCGCGTGATGACGCTCGACGCCGAGATCGCGGAGACGCAGGCCACGCTGGACAGCCTGCGGGCGCAAGCGTGATCACCACGCACCTCATCCTGTTCTTCTTCAACACCGATGGCGGGACGCCCCCGACGCCCTCGCCCGCGGACGTTGACGCTCCGATCCTGCTGGTCAGGTTCGCCAAGATGGGGATCCGCTGATGGCCTCCGATGTCGAGATCGCGAACCGCGCGCTGTCGAAGCTGGGCGACAAGACGATCGTGTCGCTGACCGAGGACAGCAACTCCGCGCGCGCCATCAACGAGTGCTACGTCCTCGTGCGAAAGAACGAGATCCGGCGGCACCCCTGGCACTTCGCCAAGAAGCGCGCCCTGCTGGCGGCCAGCGCGACGGCGCCGGCGTTCGACTTCAGCTACGCCTACCCGCTGCCCTCGGACTGCCTGCGCGTGCTGATGCCGCACCCGGAGAGTGACTCGGTCCAGTACGACGGCAAGGTGGACTGGAAGCTCGAGGGCCGCAGCATCCTGTCCGACCAGGCGGGTCCGTTGAAGATCACCTACCTCGCGGACGTCACGGACTCCGAGCAGTTCGACTCCGCGTTCGTCGACACGTTCGCCGCTCGCCTGGCCGCAGAAGTGTCGATGCGGGTGACCGGCTCGGCCGAGAAGCGCAAGCTCGCGCTCGAGGAATACCGGATGTCGCTGCTCGAGGCGCGGCGCGTCAACGCGTTCGAGCAGTTCTCGATCGAGCGCCCGATGGGCGACTGGGAGATCGCGAGGCTCTGATGCCGTCGATCACCCCACTCTACACGTCGCTGAACGCCGGGGAGTTCTCTCCCCTGCTGGAGGGGCGCGTCGACTACCAGAAGTACGCAAAGGGCTTGAAGCTCTGCCAGAACTTCGTGCCGATGGTGCAGGGCCCGCTCACCCGGCGCCCGGGGACCTACTACGTCGCGGAGGTCAAGAGCTCGGCTAACCGGACGGCGCTGGTGCGGTTCGAGTTCAGCACCACGCAGGCCTACATCATCGAGTTCGGCGACCTCTACATGCGGTTCTACCGCAACGAGGCGCAGATCCTGTCTGGCGGCCTGCCCTACGAGGTCGCCACTCCCTACACGCTGGCCAACCTGTTCGACGCCAACGGCGCCCTGCGGCTCAAGTTCGCGCAGAGCGCCGACGTCCTCTACGTCGCGCACCCGTCCTACGCGCCGCGCAAGATCACGCGCACCGGCCACACGTCGTGGACGATCTCGACGATCACCTTCAAGGACGGCCCGTTCCTCGCGACGAACACCTCGACCACGACTTTCACGCCGTCCGCCACGTCGGGGTCGATCACGATCACGGCCAGCGCCTCGACGTTCGTGTCGACGGATGTCGGCCGCGTCGTCCGCATCAAGCACAGCAACCTGTGGGGCAATGCGACGATCACCGGCTACACCTCGGCCACCGAGGTGTCGGCCACCGTCAACCGGGCCTTCGGCGCAACGACGGCGTCCGCCGACTGGCGACTGGGCGTGTGGAGCGACACGACGGGCTACCCGGCGGCGGTGTCGTTCTACGGGGACCGGCTGTTCTGGGGCGGCTCGACGAGCTACCCGCAGCGCATCGACGGGTCGTGCGTGGGCGACTACGAGAACATGGAGCCGACGAGCTTCGCGTCCGGCTCGACGACCGACAACACGGTCATCGCGGACGACGACGCCCTCGCACTGACGCTGAACGCGAACGACGTCAACGTGATCAAGTCGATCGGGGAGGACGAGCAGGGGCTGATCGTCTTCACCGTGGGCGGCGAGTGGATCGTGCGCCCGTCGAACCAGAACGAGGCGCTGACGCCGGCCAACGTCCGGGCGACGCGCTCGACCGCGTGGGGCTGCGCCGAGCCGCAGCCGGTGCGCGTGGGCAAGCCGCACATCTTCGTGCAGCGGTCCGGCCGCAAGGTGCGCGAGCTCGCCTACGTCTTCGCGGACGACGGTTTCAAGTCCCCCGACCTGTCGATCGCCTCGGAGCACATCACGCGCGGCGGCGTCATCGCCATCGCCTACCAGGCGCAGCCCCAGACGATCGTCTGGATGGTGCGCGCGGACGGCGTCCTGCTCGGGCTCACCTACGATCGCGAGCAGGAGGCGATCGCGTGGCACAAGCACGTCCTCGGCGGCGCGTTCGGCGCGGGGTCGGCCGTGGTCGAGAGCGCGGCGGTGATCCCCAACTCGACCGGGACCGCCGACCAGCTGTGGCTGATCGTCAAGCGCACGATCAACGGCACGACGCGGCGCTACGTCGAGTACCTGACGCCGTTCTTCGACGACTCCGTGGCGCAGGCCGACGCGCACTTCGTCGACTGCGGGCTCAAGTATTCCGGCGTGGCGGTGTCGTCCTTCTCTGGCCTGTCGCACCTCGAGGGCCAGACCGTCAGCATCCTGGCGGACGGCGCCGTGCGGCCCGACGCGACCGTGTCCGCCGGCAGCGTGGCGCTCGACCGCGGGACCGCCACGACGGCGGTGATCGGCCTTGGCTACCAGTCGAACATGCAGACCGAGCGGCTTGAGTACCAGAGCCGGACGGTGGCGACCGCCCAGACGAAGAAGAAGCGCCTGCACGAGATCAACGTGCGGTTCTTCCGCACGCTGGGCGGCAAAGCCGGGCCGGACGCCTCGACGCTGGAGAACGTCATCTTCCGCTCGACCAGCGACCCCATGGACAGCGCGCCGCCGCTGGCCGACGACGACTTCCGGCTGTCGTGGCCCGGGGGCTACGAGACCGAGGGCCGGATCTACATCCGGCAGGACCAGCCCCTGCCGATGACGATCCTGGCCATCGTGGCGGACGGGTGGACCGACGCATGATGGTCGTCCCCTTCCGCCCGGATCACCTCGACCTGGTGGCCCTCCAGCCGGCGCAGGCCTACCTGCGCGCCAACGTGTCGCGCGGGCACGCGGAGTTCGCCGCGACGCATCCGTCGTTCAGCGGCTTCGTGGGCGACGAGATCGTCGGGTGCGCGGGGATCCTGCCGTGCTGGGAGAACCGGGCGCTGGCGTGGTCGTGGATCGGCGCGGCGGCTGGCCGGCACATGGTGGCCATCACGCGCGCCGTGCGCCAGTTCCTCGACGCGCAGCCCTATCGCCGCGTCGAGATCACCGTGGACGTCGATTTCGACGCGGGCCACCGCTGGGCCGAGATGCTGGGCTTCCGGCTTGAGGCGGTCCGCATGAAGGCCTTCCGCCCGGACGGCGGTGACTCGTCCCTGTACGCGAGGGTGCGCGCATGAGCGGTACAGAATTGTTCGTCCTGCCGGCCGTCCTTGGCGGCAAAGCCGTCACGCTCGGCGCCG